AAGAATTTTAGTATTAATATTATGAAACTCGGCAGCCTTATCTACGGCACCTTCAAACACTTTAATAATATCGCCAGTTTCTTTTTGTATCTTTTCGTAAATATCTTTTACGGCGTCCTTCATTTTAGGACTCAAAGATTTAAAAGAATCCGAATCGATATATAAATCTCTTTCAACAATATTACTGAGTTTGAGTTTCGTCATTACCTGAAATCTCTAACTCTGCTTTACCGTCATTTGTTGCGTCTTGTACTTGACCATCAGCAGTAAATGTACCTACATCTGCAACTTCTGGTTTAGGGTCACTATGAGGCATTGCCTCTGGTGTTTCTTTGTTAAACAAACTAGACGCTAAGTCTTTTCTTTTTGCGTCTAAGGCGTCACCCATTTTATCTCTTAATGCACTTTTAAATGCTTCACCAGCGTCTGCATTATTGCCAGCTTCTAAGTTGTCTATAAATGCTTTTGTATTTTCTGACATTATCTATCTCCTATAAAGTTGTATCTGTAACATCAGCGGTTGGAGCAGAAATAATACCATCATCAATCTCTTTCTTGATTTGATTGTCGATATCTTCCATCTCTCTTTCGTTTTGTTTCAGAATATTTTTTCTCACAAATTCTACTGAGTAAAACTTACCAATGTAATCACGCATTTCATTTGCCAATGCTAATCGCTCTCTCATCATTTCAGTATGTTTTAATTCAGCAAAGTGACCGTCTTGTAAAAAATCGTATGTAATACTATCTCTTACTTTTTGCCAATCTTCTTCATTAATGACACCTTTAAGAATTAATTGTGTTCTTAAAATATCATTAAATAATTCTGTGAATTTCTTTCTTAATCTTTGTACAAATTTTGTAAATTTAAGTTCATCTCTAGTAATCTCTGAGGCTCTGCCCATATTAAAACCTGAGTTAGACTCTAATCTACTAACTGGTACATTTAAAGAACGATACAATTTACTTCTAAAGTATTCTATATCGTTTATTTCTCCTAAGTTTTGACCACCTGGTAATGTAGAAATATCTGTACCTCTACCACCTTCTCTACTTGGTAACCAAAAATCTTCAAGCATTGACATATAGTTTCTATCATCTCTGATTTCACCTGTACTTGCGTCATAGACAAGTTTATTTCTATATCTTGCCATAACATCTCTTAGGTATTGTTCAGCTTTGACTTTAGGTAAATTACCTACATCAATCTTAAATATTCTTCTTTCTGGTGCTCTTGCTATTCTGTAAATAACAGTTGCGTCTTCAATCATTCTTAATTGATTGACAGGCTTAATAGCCTTTTGCATATAAGATAAGACCATATTTTTATTTTGGTCAATTAATCCTGACGGACAATAAGCAATTGTGTCAGGTGCAATCTTAATACCACCAGATGTTGAGTTGACTACACCTTTTTCATTGAATAGATAATATTCAACAAACTCGTCAACTACAGTAAGCATATTAGGACCTGTAACTCCTTCAGGTCTTTTCTTTCTTACTTCTCTAATCCTTTTAATCTTTCTAGGGTCAAGGTATTTTAATTCTGTAATACCTTTTGTAGTAGTATTTCTATCAATAACTTTCTGATAAAATATTCTACCATCAACATACCATCTTCTAAAGATGTCATGTCCTTTAGTGTTAAACTGCATAAGTCGTAACACTTCTTTAAACTCATCTTCAATTTTTCGTCTTACATCTTTACCGTAAGGCAGGTTATTAACATTTACTCGTACCGCTTCTTTGTTTTCATTCGCAACGATAGCTTCGTTAACGATATCTTCAATCGCTAAGTCGCACTCGGGGTGTAATGAAATTTCTCGGTATCTTCGGATAAGGTCAGCTTCAGTTTTGGAATTACCTTCCATATCAAGGTATTGTCCAAAATAGCCGCCAGCGGCGATAGTTTGTGTACCATCATCCGCTGGAGCTGTAGTAAAGCTTTGCTTTGGGTCCGATTGTTGTTTTAACCGTGTAATCGAAAATCCAAATAATTCAGCCATAATATTTTTCCTCTAACTTTTTGTTAGTAATATTTATACTAGTTTTTAAGTAGTAGTATTACTTTCAAAGTATTGGTAGTTGAAAGTGACGCTGAATTCTTCAACAGCAGCCGCTTCATCATAGTTCAATGCAATATCACTTATAGCAGTTGGGAACAGTCCTCTTAATGTATAAGATTTTACTGTATTTCCGTTTCTGTCTAAGTGGTCAACAAAACAATCAACCTGATAATCTACTGGATTTGTTAATCCTTCGTTATCAGTCATATTGTTAATACCATTCTGCCATCTTTCAAAAGCATTTCTTAACTTAAAGTTCGTATCGTTAAGAACGGTAATAGACCATTCATCAAATGTTCTATCGCCTGCAATTTTGATAACTCTTCCTCTAAAAGGAACAGGTACTACACCAATATTCATTGCTGGAATTGTTGTACTTCTACATAAAAAAGCTAAGTCTTCTATTTCGCCACCAACTTGTGCGTAACCTGGAAAAGGCATTGTTACCTTAAACTGATTACTTCTAGCGCCACCGCCAGCAAGTTTAGCTTTGAAGTCATTAATGTTTGCCATTTTTTATTTCTCCTCTACTAACCTGCTACTTCGTCAAACGAAACGCCGGTTCTTGTTGCTACGAAAGACAATGTGATAAAGTTGATACTTCTAGCAGGTTTTACAAAAATCTCTGCTATAAATTCATTTCTATCAATAACTTGTCCTGTATTGTTAGTTTCATCACACACTACTAAAAAGTCTGTGATACCTCGTCTACCTTGTACTTCTCTTAGGAAAGGCTCTACAATGTTTCTAAAGTTTGCTCTAGTAAATTCATCATTGAATTCAAATAGTTGGAACTTAGAAGCAGTTGCTATTGCCTTCTCTAAAGTGATAAACAGTCTTCTTACATTTATTCTGTCAAAAGCACTTGGACTTGCAAGACCAGTTTTATCTCCAAATAATACAGTACCTTGACCTGGGAAGGTTGCTACTGGATTAATTCTTTTCGGATATAACTCATCTCTTTGTGTTTTTGTAGGATTAAATGCAAGTTTAACAGCGCCTCTAACAACACCTCTATTGAAACCTGCTGGTGAAAACCAACTGTCTGCAATAAGGTCCGTTCTAGCCGTTAAGCCTGCCATGTCACCGTTAAGTGGTACATATCTGTAAACATCATTGTATCTGTCGTACATATATTTGTAACCAGAGTCAAATACAACATATGAAGATGATGAAATTGTACTAAAGAAGTTAATTACATTATCTTTTTGTGTATTAGAGTTAGTTACATTAACTACATCAGCTCTCTCAGGAGAAGCAAAGACAACACAGTCTTTTCTCGCTTCTGCGATTGTGATTAAGTTTTCTACATGAGTTGCGTCACACTTACCAGCGATTAAAAGACCAACATCAACTGTTTCACTATCAGCAAACTTATCGTAAGCTGTTTTTAGTTGACCAGTTGTAACGGCAGAACCGTCAGAACCACCTGAAAGTGATTCACTAGTTGGTGTATTTACTGCTGTATATGTAGTTCCAGAAGCTGCATTACCCCAGTTTGAACCTGAAGAATTATGCTTTGTCCACCAAAGATATCTTGATTTAGTGTAGATAACATTTGGATAATAGTTATCATCTCCTTGCGGAGTTTTTGCGTCTGAAGCTTTAGATACTTTATTATAAGTTTCTAAGATTTGACCTGGAACGCCTGATATTGAACCGTCTTCGTCAACTACTACAATGTGAATTTCGTCATTCGCACCGTTTCTAGTTGAAGTCCATGTTGATGTTCCTGGAGCACCGTCAACGGCGTCATAATAACGCCATCTTCTTCTTAGTCTTGCGTTGTCAGCAACAACTCTTTTTAATCCGCCAGAACCTCTAGGGTGCTGAACGAGTGTTATTGAAGTTGAAGCAACAGCAGTTAGTCTGTATTGTTCTCCGTCATCAAAGTCTGTTCCACCACCTGTAGTTGAAAAACTAACGATATCTCCTACATTTAAGTAAGATGTAGCGTTTGAGTCCATTGTTACAGTTGTGTCGCCAACTGCTAAGTTAGCTTGGTTGACTTGTTGTGCCGTAGTTGTTGTTTGTTCATAAGCGGCTGCGTTGGGACAAGTTGCAACAAGCAATGTATTACCATATGCTCCTGCTTCTCTAGCAACAAATGTTGCGTTACCGGCTGCGCCACCTGAAGCGTAGTTATTTGTCCAATCTTCCGTGTTCTTTACTAAAACACCAGTTCCTGATGTTGAAGCATTTACTTGTGAAGTTTGGTTTGCTCGTACTACTCTAAGAGTGTTAGAATATTGTAAAAAATTGGCTGCGCTGAAAAAATATTCGAAATTATTTACATCAGGTTTACCAAAAGTTTCTACTAATTCTTGCTCACTAGAAATACTTACTATTTCGTCTAACGGTCCTTTTGTGAATTGACCAGCAACTGCACCGATAGAAGTTGAAACAGCAGGAATGATACTAGTTAGGTCTCTTTCCTGTACGAGAACACCTGGTGATACTTGAAATGCCATAGGTTTATTCTCCTTTAATTAGCTAATTACCTTGTTTTGCATACTAAAATATTCAAATTTCGTATTATTCATACGCCCATAGTCAAACTTTGTCATACAGATATTTATAAGATATGACATTTACAGTCCTTTTCTCACTACGGGGTGCCAAACTGTTCCATATTCGTCTACCTCAGATTTTAATTCTTCAGGAGTACCATCATCTACAAATCCAAATGGCGCCATATCCTGTTCAATTAAGGCTTGTTGTTCTATGTATAATTGATTTCTTATATTTGAATTCGATAATTCTTTGAAATACTGTTGATTTGTTAACCATCCAAATATGACTAGACACATCATTAAATCATCATTACAACCATCCTCCGCCATCCAGGAGTTACCACGCCTACTAAATGTTGACATCTCCTCTATAAGTTGAAAGTCATTTATGATAATTTTATCACTTTCTATCAATGTTTTAATACTTGATGTTCCTAGAGCTTTTATCTGTTTAGTCATACGGACACCCATTGATGTACCTCTACCACTAAACATTGCTCCTAATACTTGACCAGCACGACCTCTTTGTGTTGTCATTAAAACATTATCATACTCTAATTCCATTTGTAGTATTTCTGCCACTTGTTGACCAATATCATTTACCTCTGTAAGAATATGAGCTCTATTATAACCTTTACTTACTTGCTCTATGATACTAGGAAAAATATGTGGTTTAACTTCATTGTTTTTATAAGTTGCAACTATCTCATATGGTATATTTGTACAATCTAAAATAGTAAAGGCAGAATAATCTCTACCTGTACCACGAGCAACATCAACTGTTGTAACATACAAATGGTCTTTTTCGGGTCGCTTAAACATTTGTAGTCCGTTTTTACTTTCAATAGCTGGAATGTACGGGGTCGCCTTAATTTTTGCTGGTGAGATTAAAGTATCTACACTTCCTAAAAATTCACATTCAAACTCTTGTTGAAACTGCTCGGGTGAGGTATTTCTTATAGTGGTTTCTTTCCACTTTTCATCTCTGCCAGGTACCTCTGACCAATGTACTTCTATAGGCACATAATCATTTTGATTATTAATTGCGTCTATCCACAATTTGTAATACATATTCATACCATGTGGTGTAGATACAATAATCATTTTTGTTTTTTTACCAGATGATATAGTAGGATAAACTGAGCTAAAAAACATCTCGGCAATATTAGCCGGTACGAAAGCAAACTCATCAAGAAAGATAATATTAAAAGAACCACCTCGAATTGCACTTGAAGAAGTTGCAGCTGCCACAATGGTTGATTTATTTTCTAATTCTATGTTACCTTTGTTCCAATTTATAACTCCTTGTTGCATCCATTTTGGTAAATTTTCATATGCAAGTTGTAGTCTTCCTAATATATCTCTAGCAGTAGAGGATTTGTTTGCTAGAATAGCAATATTAGAATTAGGATTAAATAAGGCGTAATGTAAGAGATATGATATAGTAGTGGTAGATTTACCTGATTGACGAGGTAATTTACAAATTGTGAAACGATTGTCATGTATTGTCCTTACGATATGTTTTTGAAAGTCCCACATATTAAAAGGTACTAAACCTTCATCAAGTGATACTACTTGTACATAGTTAACCATAAAGTATATGGGGTCTTTTTCACACTTCTTGTATTCTTTGATGTTCTCTTTTGTAAACTCAACTGGTGTGTTTACTTTTTTAAGATTTGGATTGCCTAGATATGCGTCTGTCACGGTTGTACCGTTCCTTCTTTTATTTGTTTAGTTCTATGATTTAAAAAATTCAACCATCCTGTAATAATATATTTTTCTTTTGTTTTACTAACTATGCCCCTATGAGTATGTGTCCAATAAGCAGGCCATATTAATGTTAAACCTTTTTTAGCAGGTATATCTATATCTTGATATTTAAAACTGGTACCACCATCTTCTACATCATTTAGGTAAGTCATAAAAACCAAACATCTATCATAATTAAAACTCTTAAAATCATTTTCGTAGTGCCATATTTTAAAACCACCACCTATAGGATATTTTTGTGTGTTATATGTTTCTGCTAATCCAAACTCTGCGTTTTCATTCATATCAGGATATTTTTTAATGTAAAGTTTTAAAATATCGTAAAGTTTACTTTTATATGTTTTCCAAGGTTCATTATCATTACCATAGTGTACAGCCATTTCAAAAGATTCTTTAGCAGTTTTATCAACTACTTGTCCGTTGCCTGTATTATACATCATGCCTGGCACTAATTCAGCTTCATTCATTTTTTTAGTTATATCATTACATAACTTTTTTGGCATAAACCATGCACCCATTAAAGTATTATTTTCTAATTCATATTCTTTCATATAATAATACCTTCAATATGTGTGTAACCCATTTTAACAGCCGCCTCAATACGACTACTACCTTTGTAAACAAAATACTCTTTATCGTAATTTGGATTTGTGTCGTGTTCTATTT